CTCTTCGTTAATACTAATCCCCTTAACTTCGATGACAGGACGCTTATTTAAGTAAATATATTTGTTATAATCATAATCCTCTGTAAGTTCCTCAACTTCTAATTTGTATCCAATCACATTTTCAATTTGGCTAATTGCAACGCCAAGCAAGGTTTCAACCCTAGCTTTTTCATTATCAGCTAAGGTTGTTCCTGTTATTTTTTCGTAGTCCTCTACTGTTATCAGCATTCAAACCACCTCTATTTTACTTTTAATACTGAGAATGCTTTAGGTCTGATTACTCCTCCACCTATTCTTATTCTTGTGTAGTATTCAGTTATTCTTTCATTTACTTTTCTGTTCAATTCTTGTTCAAACCCTTTTTTTTGATAGTAAGCGTAACCTTTTCCAAAATCACAGAATACTGCTGGATATTTGCCTGTGTCTATGTCTTCCAAAAACTCCTCGACATATACTGGATAACCATTAAATTTCATTGTTGCACCTTCAAGAATGTTCATCCACAAATATCTGCCGTCGCCATCTTTCCATAACTTCATTTCTTCATAAAGTTTAGGTGAAACATAGTAAGCTGATCCTTTTCTATAGCTTGCTTTCATTCCTGTTTCTAGTTTTACTAAGTCATCAGCTGTTACTTTTTTAACTGTCGCTGTTGTAATAGCTGCACCAGTTACTGTTGCATTTGTTAAAAATCCCTCAATAAATTGTTCTGTTGAAGCATTATATGCTCCTTTTACAGTTAATTCAGACAATGTTTGTCCAAATTCTTCTGATATTGCTTCTTTAAGTTCTCCAACCATATCAAATGCACTATCTTGTACTAATTCATCAGTAATTGGGTATCTTACTTGTCTGTATCCTGCTCTTAATTCAATATGAGTGTATCCAAGTGTACCGTCTTGAGTATTCCCTTGTCCCTCTTTTACAATTTGGTTAGCGCTTGTAATTTCATTTCTAACTGGGATTTTAATATAATCCCCACTTCCTGTATAAAATTTACCTTTCATTAAAAAGTTTGACGTTTCCTTTATTTCTTTCAAAATCTCATGTGATAAGATTGTCGGTATCAATACAGTTGCCTGTCCTGTACCTATTGCAGCTTTTTCTAATCCCTCAATTTCTTTGTCTCCAGTTCTCAAATATTTTTCAAAAGCAGTGTTGGCTTTTTTCTCTTCTGTTTCAGGGTTAGATATACCTTTTTTCATAACTTCATCTAAAGCACCAGCCATTTTCCCAATTTCTTCATTTGATTTGTTTAATTTTTCTTCTAATTCTGCAATCTTAGCTGTTTTTTCTTCTAATTCATTCAGTTTTTTTCCTGTTTTTTCAATACTATCCATGTTTTTCTCAATTCCTTTTTCCAAATCTTCGATATTTTTTGGCATATTATCATCTCCTTTATTTTTATTTATATTATTATTGCCTTTTACTGTTTCAACTGTTGCATCTGGTACTGCTCCTTTTAATACAACACTACCTTCCACAACTTCAATTTCTTTAATTATTCTAGCGTCAATCTCTCCCTTGTCGGTCTGTACTTTCCCATATTCCCTTTGCTTTAGAAATCCGCCAACCGACATTTCATAATTTGCTCCGCTTTTCATCATTGAATAAACTTTTTGAGCGTCCTGATTTATTGCGTTACCATTATTATCAGTAGACAAATCAAGTTTTGCTGTAAATTTCAAATTCCCTTTTTCGTCTTGATACACTTTTAATGTTCCGATTTCCTTACTCCAGTCGTGCATATGCAGCAAGAAATAAGTCTTATCCTTATTCACTTTATCAAGCGCTGTCTTGTCAAAATAATCACCGTAGATATCAATAACACTATGTGTTACCAATTGCCCTTCAATTATTCCTTTTTCTTCAGTATCTTGTTTCAATACCATCTTGACACTTTTATTAAATTGTTCCACTTTACACCTCCTATATTAATTCACAATGACAATTTATCAATTCACTTACATCTGCTTCTAAGTCATGTGGGCACATCATTCCGTTAGAAAATGGCTTACTTGCGTCCTCAATCGTCACTTTGTCAAGATCTAAATGTGTCTGTCTGTCTGTTTTTCCACCTCCAACGTGCCACCACGTTTTTGATAATTTTGCCTTTATAAGCCCCTCCAAATAAGTCATTGTTGCTGTTGTAGCCGTCTCGGTTCTTGCTATTATCATCGCTCTTTTTTCTTCCATATCTTTTACTTTTTCCGTTATATTCTTAGCAATATCACGAATATTAAGCCCTTTTTCTTGTCCTGAAACAATAACTTTATTTAATATTTTCTTTGTTGTATCTTTTATATTAGCTACTTTTTCAGCAATCACTTTTTTTCCAAACATTTTCAAAGTTTTATTTTTTACAGCTGGAATTAATTTTTCATCAATACCACGATGCGTAATTAAAAAATTCGATGTTTCACTTACTGTTTCAAGTATCCCTTTTTTTAATTCATTGAATAATTGACTGCTAAATGTTTCCCAAGCAAATTCACTCAAAAACATCTGCTCATTTATATCAATTTCTCCACGCAATTGTTTAAAAACAAGTCTCAATCTATTAAATTGTTTTAATATCAACCTGTTCCGCATTTTCAACTGTCTTTTTGCCAGTACCTTTTTTTGCGAGTTAGTCAGCTTAACTTTCTTCATTTTCCGCTTCTTCTTTGCCATCGTCTTCCTCCTCAACTGGTTTTACGTCTTCGTATATTTCTTTGAGTGGTGTCATTGATGTACTGATTAAAATATCATCTCCATTTTCAATCGGCGGATATTCAAGTTCGGCTCTTTTTTCATTTATTGTCAGATAACTAAGATTGTTAAGCATTGCCATTTTCTCTTTTCTGTCTTCTTTTAACACTCCAATTGTGCTTGTATCAAAGTCAATATATTCGCTGTTTTCCAACTTGTCTTTCATTATATTATTAAGATACTCGGCTATTTGTTCAACAAGTGGCAATATATTTTCAGTATACAAATCTTTTTTAGCTTCTTTATAATTACTAAACTTGCTGTTTGTCCTATCCCCAATTAAGATACTAGGCACATTCATAACGGCGGCGGTTGTATTCCTTATTTCATCCATAGCATTAAGAAAATCAAAGTCCTGTGGAGAAAAGTCTGCCTCTTTTATTTCTGCACCTTCTCCATCCAGGATAAGTGCTTTACCTACATTCTTAGAACCACTATTTTGTTCTATTTCGTTCTTAATTTCTTTTTTCTTAAAAGCATTTAAGAATTTCTTGACAACAATAATAAGATTTCTCTTGCCACCGTTCTTCAATATGCTGTTGTTCCATTGCATTATATAGCACCAGTAATTATGCAATGCTGTCAATGATTGTACTTTGCTTATTCCGTATCCTGCTCCAGCGATATTATCATAAATATTTACACCTTTGATGTAATGAAACATTTTCAAATCATCGCCTTTATATTCCTTGCCGTCAATTCTTATTGATTTGATTCCATTCAATACATTATCATTGTCATATTCGATATAATAAGAACCTTTTTTTAATAAAATCAATTCAGCTTTTGTATACAAATCAATTCTCATCACAAGTAACTCTCCGAACAAGATATAATACAAAGCAAAATAATTGATAAACTGGTCTGTATTAAGCAAAGAATTAGGATTTTGTAATGTATTTAGCACATAGCTGCTTTTTACATCTTTCACATTATCGCTATATCCTTTTTTATAAGTTCCCCACTTCAAATTGTTTATTGCTTCGTTTATTCTTGTTATTGCACTAGATGTAAACGGATTCTTGTATAGCTGGGTCAAAAACTTTTCAGGATCTTCGTCTCCAAGAGAATAATTATTTATAAATTCAGATAACGTAACTGGCGACCTGGTACTCCAGAATCCTTTTGAAAAAATATTAAGTCTCATTATCCACCTCCTTGTTTTTGTAATAATGTTTATTGGAAGTATAAGGCGTATACTCGCTTATTCCGTATTTAATTGCGTCAAATGTATGCGGATCTATATTAAAAGGTTTTTTAGTTTTAGGGTTTTTGGCAATTAATCCGTCTTTGTTATAAAACCATTTCATTTCAGTTAATTCCCTGTATGTATTAGGGCATACATTTTTATCAATAAATATATTTCTGAATGACTGTATTTTTCTTACTCCTGCTTTACTCATATCAGTCGTTTTTTTTACTGAATTAATCAAAAGTCCATTCATATTGTAAAAAGTAATTGCTTTCGGCTCTGAACTATCAGCATATATTACTTCGCCTTCTTCTATCATTTTGTGCATAATTTCCATTTCCATCATTTCGGGATCTGTCAAATGATTGTCGAGATCGGAAGAGC